TCTCCATCTGGGGTTTGGGGTCGGCTTCGGCCAGGGAGTACACCTGGTCCTCGGTCACTTGGAGAAACGCCGCGATCCGCAGCCACACGTCACGCCGCCCCTCCCGAAATGCGCTGATGCGCTCATTGTGGGGGTCGAACGTGGGCCTGGTGGCATTGCAGTAACGGCGCAAGTCCGCCAGCACGCGCTCGGCGTACACGCCGGAGATCGTGACCCGGAACGCTTCGGCATCGCCCACCAGAAAAGCAAACAGGCGGGCCAGCGCCCGAGTCCGCAAACTCGCGCCTTCGAATGTCAGGACCCGGAAGGTCTCGCGGTACGCCTCACGGCGGGCCAGGATGCGTTCTCGGAAGCCCATTTACTGCTCTTGCTGCGCGGCCTGGGCCAGCTTCTGTACGGTCGTCCCGAGCGCGGGGCCGGCCTGGATCGCCTCCTGCCGCTGCGCGGCCTCCTGCTCGGCCTGGTCCATCGCGGCCAGCTCGTCGTCCGACCGCAGCCAATCCTGCGGCAGCGCATTGGTACGGGCCAGGGCGACCAGAATCTTGTCGGCGTCCAACCGCCGCACCACCCGGTCGGGGTTCGCGGAAGTCTGGATAATCGGGGCAATCGCCTCCAGAGTGCGTGCCAGACCCAGCGCCTCCTCGGCCTCCTGCGCCCGGGTGAGCAGGTTGTCGTACACGATGTCGTATTCGCCCTGCGCCTCGACGAGCACTGGCGGCGGCGGGGGAATCTTGCCGGCCCGCATGAGCAGGTCCAGCTCCCGGTGGATCAAAGGGCCCAGCGTCTCGGTTTGCTGCCGGCCGGCGGTGGGCGCCAGGATAATGCCCTGGTCCTGCACCTTCTTGAGCACCTCGGTCGCAGTCATCCGGTCGCCGCCCTCGAGAAGAATCTGGAACACGGTGACGTAGAACGCTTCCCGAATTGCCGCCTTTTTTTCCTGCATCAATTCGAAGCCCAGGTCCACCCGGCCGCCGGTTTGAAGCGGTTGCACCAACGGGCGCCCGTCCGCGGACACCCCGCCGTAATTGAGCGCGTTCGGCTGCGTGGAAACAGGCCCGCCCAGGATGCCGTCATCGTGCACCAGCAGCGCCGGGTCCACCTGCTTTTGACCGGCGCGGATCACGGTGCGCGCCATCTCGTTGAGCATCTTGATGTCGGGAAGCGCGCTCATGGCGACGGACTCGCCGTACACCTCCCCGGGCATCACCACCCACCGGCTGATCGGGAACGGCCAACTATGGAAGCCGCCCTCGGACAACACGATCTTTTCCTTGCACAACACGTAGCAGGAATAGAACGGCATCCCCTTCCAGTCGAGCCGCTTGGGGTCACGGTCCTTGTTCGGCCGGACGACGTGCAGCACCTCGAAAGTCTCGGTGGGGTTCTTGGATTTCTTTTCGAGCACCTCGGCAGGCACTGCGTCTCCCCACAACTCCTCGAGCTGCGCGGCGGTCTTGTAGAGCTTCCGGTGCACGGTCGTCACGCGACCGTAAGCGTCCTCCATGAACCAGGTGCGCGCCAGGGGTTCCGTACGGTAGCGGAGAGCGCCCGCCCCCGTCATGTCCTCGACGAACATGGAACTGGAGCCGAACGCGCCCAGCGCCCGGTAGTCCATGCCCTTCTGGTCCGAGAAGTTCGAGTGGTTGCGGGAGACGAACAGAGTCCGGGTGGCTCCTTGCATCCACTCGACCACATCAGGGCGGCGGTTCAGGGATTCATCCGTGGCCCGAAGGGTGTGCCACCGCTGAACGCGGGGCGTCAGCATCCCCTCCATCGCCGCGGCGAAGTAGTTGAGGGCCTGGCCGGCCGCCGAATCGTAGACGTACTCCTGTTTCTTCTGCCCCTTGGTCAGAAACCGTTGGATGAACCCCCGCTGCGACGGGAAGATGCGCTGCGCGATCTCCTCGCAGTGAGCGTCCAAGGTGCTGCGGTCGTTCTCCAGGAACTCCTGCCGCTTGAGCAACTCGATGGCCTTATCCTGGGGCTCTGGGATCATCGCCGCGCCGCCACCGCCAGCTCAATCGCCAGCCCGAGCAGGAACCGGGGCGTCCCCGGGTGCCTCTTCACCATCGCGCCGTAAACGTTGTGGCGCCGGAACTCGCCAGGGGCTTTCGACCGCTCGGCATCCTCGGCGGCCACCAGGGGATCAACCTCGGCGATCAGCTCGCCCAGGCGGGGGGAGACGAACACCGCATCCAAAGCCAGGATGAACGCCACGATCTTGAGCAAGGTCTTGCGCATCTAGCGACCTCCCATCCGGCCAAAGGGGGCCATGCCGACCACCCCGCCCGGGGTGTCCGCGGCCGGTGCCGCGGCGGCCGTCGTCATGTGAAGAAGGATCAGGACCATCAGCCCGCCGGGTCCACTGAACTCGTGGGATCACCCGCCGTCGTGCCGACCGCCGCGGTCCAGGAAGCCGTAACGTCGTTCTCCTTGCAAACGGTCAGTGTCCCGCCCGCGATTGACCATTTATTGCGCATGAAGCGTAGCGCCTGGCGCACGGTACGCACCGTGGACGAGCCAGAGTCCGCGCCGGTGCTCATGTCGCGGTCGAGGAACGCATCGGCCAGCTCGGCCCCGGCATCCGAGGCCAGCGCCGCGGCGTCGATGGCGCCCGCGGCAAACGCCGTGGCCGGAATGCCGCCGGTCGCCACCAGCACGCCGTTCGTGCCGGTGTCATCCAGCACGGCAGCCGTGTCCACCTTGACGGCGGCAATGTCCGCTGAAATGTCCGCAGCCGGCGTCCCGAGCTTTGGCTGCATATCAGCGGTGTCAGCCAGCACATTAGCGAGGTTCTCGCCGAGCGACCCCACGGCCGGTGTAGCGTTGCTCACGTCCCGAACCGCGGCGGCGATGGCCGCGGCCGTGGGGTCGTTCAGCGCAGCAATCGCGCCGGGAATATCATCCGTTTGCAACTCGTTCGTGTCCGCCACGATGGCCGCAAGCTGAGTGCTGTTGGAATCCACCTCGGTACGGATGGCGGCGGCGGTCGGTACCGACGCCGTGATCTGCGTAGTGGCGTCCGATCCCTCAATTTGCATCGCGTCCGCCTGAAGGTAGTCCGAGCCCGCGATCAGGCTGTCGTATACGTTCGCCGCATACACCACGCATTCCAGCCGGACCGTGAGGGCGCCCGAGACGTGAACGAAGATGACCAGGGGGCCGACCGTGTTGGTGTCGGTGGCGTCCAGAACGGCGTAATACACGCCGCCCGCGATGTGGGTGGCGCCGCCGCTATTCTTGCTCGCCAGCGTCGTTGCTCCGGCCTTCCAGAGCTTGATATCCGTGTTGTTGATGGTCAGCGCCGTTTCGGCGGTGTCCCCGTCCGTCGAGTCGAGGAAATAGCCGAGGGGAATCTCCTGTGAAGCCGTGCTCTGCCTGAGAGGAATCACGTCAAGCCGCCTTCTGCTGCTGCCGATGATGCTGGGCCACGGGGATGCTCAATCCACCTCCGGCCGGGGTATATGTGGCATACACGCACTTCTCGCGGGCGTTGTACCCGCCACCGCTGTTGCAGGGGTCCGCCGGGCCATCCGAGTAGGTGTCCGCCACCGAGTACCGTTGGTTCGCCGCCCCGGAGTTGTAGAAGTAGTTGATCGTGGAGTCGTTGATCCACCCCAGCCAGTAATCCCCGGCCGCGAGCGATACCGGGGAGGCGAAGGTGAACGCCCACCACTGGCGGGTGCTGTCTACGTCGGTACGCTCATTCGTCGTCCCCAGAAGAGTTCCCCCTTCGATTCCCGGGCCGTCGTCGGCGTAGATCACGAGCTTCACGCTCGCGGAGCCGCTGCCGTTTTTCTCCCCGTAAAACGCCATCGCCGTCACGTCGCCGGCTTCGGAGAGCGTGAACTTACAGAGCGAAACGTCGTCGCCGCCGTTGCTCTGCGGCCCGGTAGCCCCCGTTTCGTCGTTCTGGCCGAAAACCGCCACGAAACGTCAGCTCGTGCCGTCGTAGACCGACACCTTGTAGCTCTGGCCCGGCGGCACCTCGAAATACTCCACGGCACCCGCCGTCAGCATGATCGAGTTGGCGTCGGCCACGGGAGCCGTGCCGAACGACACGAAACACTGCGCCTCAGCGGCGAGGCGCACGAGACGGGTGGCGGCGGCGAACGCCGCGGAAGCAGATGCGGCCCCGATGGTCTTGGCGGTCTGCTCGACCACCCCGCCGCTCGTCACGTTGGCGACCGTGACCTGCTCGCCGAAATGGACGGCGGGGGCCGGAAACTCAGTGATGGAACAGACGGCCATGAGCTAGAAACCCCCCAGCAGAAGTTGGCCGACGCCGAAGCCGCCCAGCAGCCCCCGCCCGCCGGCAAAGATGGTCGATCTGCGGCCGCCCAGCATCGCGGCCAGGCGCCGTTGTCGAAGCAAATCCGCCGCGGAGACGGCAGCGTCCGCCTGGCCCGGCACGTCGGGAACGCCCGGGGCGCGAGGCGTCAGCGCCTTCGCGGTTCCCACGAGCCCTCCCAGACTCGCGCCGCCCGGCAGAAGGCTCCCCGCCGCGGTGGAGGCGACCACACCCCGGGTGTCCCTGAACACGTCGCTGACGTTGTTAACGACGTGGCGTTTCCACCAACTCATACGTCACACTCCAGGTCGGGTCATTGGGATATACGTCCTCACCCCTACTTTACCACAAAGTTGCGACATTCGCAACTTCTACAGCGCAAAGCGTTGACGCTCGCGGGGGCGCCGAGATCGTGGCCCAGGGGGCGGGGTCCCCGGTCGCGTCTCCGGCGGCCCGTCCAGCTCGTTCCATTCCGACACGGCGAAACGCTGCCGCTCGCCGCCTCCGCCGCGGCCCTGGCCGATCAATCGGATCACCTGCGCTTCGCCCCCGCCCAGCAGAAGGTACTGGAGCGCGTCCGCGGGATGCGAATAGCTATTCTTGTGGGGCTCTTCCCGGTACTCCGCTTCGGTCTCCGCGGTGCGGAGCTTCCGGTAGTGGTAGCGGCCGTTCATGGCCTCGCGCAGCACTCCACACTTCGGCGACACCAAGAACCCGGGCTGCCCGTCGATCAGCCGGCCGAGTGCCGCGCGCACCACCTCCAGCCGGATCGCCAGATCGTTGTTGCCGCATGGTGCCGGCCGCCACTTCCAGCCGGTGTACTTCGTCATCAGGTCCAGCGCGGTCTTGCCCTGCTGGTCGCGGTACGCCCCCGCCGGGTCGCCCCAGCAGGTACCCAATGGATGGCCGCCATAGTGCTGCGCCATGTAGCCGGCCAAGGCTTCGGCGAACCGGGTGATGCCGATGTCGTCCATCACCATTTCGTCCAGGATCAGCCAGCGTCCGTCCGGCAACCGCTGACCGACAATCGCAGCCGGCGTAAGGCCGAAGTCCGCCCCGATGGAAAGCGGCAACCCTTCCGCCGGCTTGAGCGCATTCTTGGCGACATGCACCCCGTCCCGGAAGGAGCTGAACACGGGTTTGCCTTCCCGGAGAAAGCCGTAGTCGCCGTGCACGTACACCCGAAGCCAGTCCGGGTCCTTGCCGGCGGCGATGCCCTCGTAGTAATCGGCCTCGAGGTTTTCCAGGTTCTCGGCCAGGGGGGACAGGCCCCCGGGCTGCCGGAAGAACTCCCAGCCCTCCGGCGGGCCCTTCCGGCCCGTCGTCGGGTCCTCCCACTCGTTCTCCGCCATCTGATACCACCAGTGGCGGTTGTTCGGCGGGTTGGTATCGCAGATGATGCCGTACCACGAGCCGCCACCGTCCCGCTTCGGCGGCCACCGCTTCACGCGGGTCGTCAACACGTCCAGGATGCCCTTGGGCACCTCACGGGCCTCGTTGATCCAGGCCCCCGTCAGCTCCAGGGACAGCAACTTGTCCACGTCCTCGGGCTTGTCCAGGGCCAGAAAAATGAACTCCGCGTCCAGTTCGTCCGTGACCAGGTGCTGGGTGATCGGCGGGGTCGCCACGAACTTGCCATACTGCGGAGGGCACCATTGCTGGAAGGTCTTGATCGCCGTGGTCTTGAGCTGGCCGTAGGTGTTTCGGATGATGGCGAAGCGAGTGTGGCGCTTTCCGTCCGGCCCCTTGCGTTGTTCCCGGGCCCGCCGGAGCAGCTCCATCACGCAGGCCGTGGACTTGCCGGAGCCCACCGGGCCCATGATGAGCCGGACGAACGCTTCCGAGTTGTGAAACGTCTTGAGGATCGGACCGGCGGGCCGGTAGCGGACGATGCGGTTGAGGGGCGGCTCAGTCATCCATCCCTTCCACGATCACCTGGAAGCCCGCGGCCACCCGCATGTCCTTCTTCTCGATGATGAGCCCGGAGATGCGGGCCTTCAGTTCCACGGCCCGGGCGTAGGCGGTGGCGTTGCCGGTCTTTTTGGCGAACGCGATAGTCTCGTCCAGCTCCCGGAGGGCGTCCTTCACTTCGTAGGCCACCTTGTCCGCCACGGCCAGGCGCAGACTGTCGATGGCCCGCCGCACGTTCGGCTTCTTCAACAAGCGCAGGGCTGTCGTCTCGGGCTTCTTGACTCCGTAGCCGGCCTCGATAACGGCCCTGCGCTTGTCCTGAGTCGCCATGTACACGGCGACGAACTTGTCCTCCTTGGGCGTCAGCGGCGCGTCCGGGTCCAGCGAGGGCTTCGGCCGGCGGCCTTTCGGCATCGGCTTGGCGATGGCCGCCTCGATCTCATCCGGGCCCTCGGGCGTTTCCCGGAACTTCGTGACGCGGACACGGCGGGGCGGCCGGGCGATCCGGGATGGTTTTTGCGCATTATCAGCCGGTTCGGCGAGTTGCGCATCGAGATCAGAAAAATCAGCCATGCTCTCCCCCAGGATAACAGATAGTTGTGAGATTCGCAACCGGTAGAGAAAAATCGTGAGGGCGACATGCCCTTGTCACCCAGAGGGACCCGCGTTCTGGGGGCCCACCCCCCACCCCCGGGGGCCTTCCGCGTGCGTTTCGACCAGGGGGCGCGACCAGGAGCGCGACCAAGGGCAGGGGGTGGCGGCGCGGAGCCGCGCCACTAGCGGCCCCGCGCCGCGAGACCATCTGATTGTCAA